TCTGCCTCTTGAGGTGGATGGTGTTTTTGTCGGCGCCGTGCCGCGTTATTGCCCTGGCTTTTCGTGTGCGCTGTTTAGCGCATCATCACTTCGATGAACTCGTCTGCGCCGGCCGCCGCCTGCATCGCGTCGGCGAAGACGTACTCGGGCGAATCGCCGCCCGCGAGAATCGCGCCGTTCGCTGCGGTCGACGTCACCGCCACAGCGCCGGCCTTGACGCTCAGTGCGCCGGTCGAGGGAATCGCGCGGCCCTGGGCGTCCATGATGAGCGAGTCGCCCACCTGGATCGCAGCGCCGGTCTCCACGACTGCGGATCCCTTCGCCGTCGCCTCGAAGCCCTGACCGACCGCTGCACCGCGGTTCGCGATGCCCGCGATTTTCTGGCCCTGCACCGTGGCTTGCGCACCGGCGTAATCGACGCCGCGGTAAGCGGCGACGAGCGCTGCGGCAACGGCAAACGAAATGTTGTAGAGACTGTGCGCTTGAAAACTCATGATCTGCTCCTTGGTGGCCTGTGTAGTGATCGATGGCTACGTCTTGCTCACCGCCTGCACGGCGGCGACATAGGTGACGCCCGGATGCGCGCTCATGTGCGCGACCGCGCGGTTGTGGATACCGAGCTTTTCCTGGTTGACGCTGTAGCCGGGGGGCGCGTTGAAAGTCTCCGCGCCCTCGGCGCCCGCGCCAGGCTCCCTGCCGCCCGTCTGCGATCCGCCGAGCGCCGCGATCGGCACGGCCGCGTCGACGTACTGCTTGAGCGCCGCGAGATCCTTTTTCCCGAGCTCGCGCGCCCAGGGCTCCAGCGCCGGCAGCAGCTTGCCCGCGTTCAGCGCTTCGGTGACGACGCGGTCGAGCTCGGCGCTCGCGCCTGCTGCCTTGAGCGTCGCAAGCTCGCTCTGCAGCGCCGCGACCTGGGCAACGGGCACGTATTTCGACACGTCGCCGAGATCTGCGGTGAGCGCGGCGATACGCGTCGTGCTGTCGCTGACGAAAGCGATGAGATCCACGCCGTTCGCGGCTTCCGCCGTCTGCGCGGGCTTGAGGATCTCGCGCAGCTTGTCGAGCTGCGCCTTGATGTCGTCGGCCGTCGCTGTGATGGGCAGGTTGAAGAACCAGCGCAGCCGCTCCAGTAACTCGTCCATGTCGTACTCTCCGTCGTTGGGGATGATGGTTGCCGCGAGCGCGGCGATCTCGGCCATGCCGTCGAGGCCGGGGTTGTTCGTCAGTCCAGCGTGAAGGATCGCGAGCACTTCGCCGGTTTTTTTGTCATAGGCAAATACCGGCGAGATGTAGCGATACTCTTTCGACGCGATCATCTGCGCCGCGCGGTCAGTCCAGCGCACATCGGTCGAGACCATGCCGTTGCCGGCGCGGTACTCGAGCGCGTGGAACCAACCGGCTGCAGGTGCCGGCTGTCCGTTGTGTTCCGCGCGCAGGGTCTGGTGGTCATAGTCGATAACGAAATCGTTGCTGCGAGCGGCCGCAGCAGCTGCGAGGCGCGCACCGACCGCGGCATCGCAAAACCACGCCGCGCATTCTGTCGGCCGCCCGTCGATCGACGTGAAGTGCTCGCTCGACGGCAGCAGCTGGATGACATTGCCGTCCGCCTGCAGCTCGATGCTGCAGGCGGCCACGGCATACTGAACTTTGGATTTACCCGACATAGCAGGCGCCATTGTCGGGAATGGAGCCACGCCGGGTTAAGGCGGAACCGGTTCCGGGGCGGAGGGAACACGGGATGCTGTTGAGCGTAGCAAAAGGGCGCATGGCTGTAAATTTGCGAGCTACCGGATGGCGGTTTGCAGAAAGGCGTTGGCGGCGCCGACGATGCGATCCTCGCCGGTGGGGCCCAGCACGAGGAACGGCCGCGCTGGGATCGTCGAGCCGGGATGGTTCACGCGTTTGACGATGTGACCGCCGAAGGCGAGCGCGCGCTTGTGGCGCGGCACGATCACGTGCGGCCTGGTTTTTCCGCCGAAGTGCTGAATGGCGGCATACACGACGTTCGTGCCGACGATCGCCTGGTGCGCGTCGCTCGCCGGCGTGATGCTCGCGGCGAGTCGCCCCGAGTTCTGCAGGATCCGGTGGCTGGCGGCGCGAGCGGCGACGCTGCTGGAAATGCGGCCGCTCTTGAGATAGCCGCCCTTTACCTTGCGGGCATGCGCGTCTACTCGACCCTCGACGGTCGAACGCGCGAGGCCCAGCCAGCGCGGCCGGCCCAGCTGCGCGAAATTTTCTTCCACCTCGTCGAGCATGATGCCGGCGATCGCCGACATGAGCGGAGCGGTGTGGGAGGTGTATCCGCCGATGCGGTCCAGGACACCGAGCGCGCGCGCGCTTTCGAGGTCGATGCGGATGTCGTCACTTGCCACGGCGCTGCTCCGCGCTGAATTGCTGCACAAGCTGCGGCGGGTATTGCGACAGATCCGGTTTCCACGCTTGCCTGCCGGGATTGAAGCTGAAGCCGGCGTCGGGTGCGAAGGCGCGCTCCATACCCGGTGCCTTGAATGCCTTCACCGTCGCCGTGCGATCCTTGCCGGCCGGCACCTCGACGTCGTAGAGATGCCCTTCGGTGGAAGTGAACCGCAGCCCTTGCGCGTCGATGTCGGCCGCGCGGCGCATGCGCGCACGGCAACGGCAGCGAAATCCATTCGGCGGCCAGAAAAAGTTCGTGGCGGGATCGCTGAAGCGGAAGAGCCGGCCATGCATCGCCCGATGTGCAGGGCGCGTGCGGCTATCCATCACCGCGACATACTCCCAGCCGTCACCGTCCTCGGCGTTCTCGGCCATCCATTGGTAGCGGCCTGCCATGTACGACGACTGCATGTTTGTCTCGAAGATCGTCTGCAGGCGTCGCGGGCCCAGGCGCTTGCCGGTGATCTCGCCCGTGTCCTGGTCGACGATCATGCCGCGGCCGTACCAGCCTTTCTTTTCGAGGAGCGGCGCAAGGTCGTTCACGAACGTCTGCAGCGTCGTGCCCTCGTTGAGCGCCTTAGCGAGCGCCTCCCGGATGTCCTGCAGCACGTCCATCTTCAGAACGCCCGCGACGGTGAAGGCGCGCGCATGCGCTTCCTGCCATACGTCCTGCCACTTGAACGAGATCGCGTAGCCTTTGCTCTGGAAATACGCGATCGCCTCGGCCGGGGGGAGCCCGATCGCGTACGCGAGATCGACCTTATCCGGCATTCTCTTGCTCCGCGGACAGCCGGCCCCACACGTCGGCGACGAAAATTGCTCGCGCGAGCAGCGCCTGCAGCTGCTCCGTGCCCATCGTGGGATACGCCTCGATCAGCTTGTCCATTGCATCGTCGGGCGTCGCGCCTTCTCGCAAGACGTCGACGGCCGGCGCGAGCACTGCGGCGATCGCGCGCTGCAGCTCGTCGGCCGGTAGCGTCGCCATTGCGGCGTCGAGCGCGGCCTGGTCGGGGAATGCGTCGAGCTGCCCGGTGGCGGCGAGTGCGGCGAGCGCGGCATCGGTAGGTGTTGTGCGCGGCCGGATGGGGCTCGCTACCGTGCGTAGCACCTCCTCCTCGTCGTCGGGCACCGGTATGCGCAGCTTCTCGTGCGCATACCTCGCAGGCACGCGCATGCCGATTCCCACGAGTTTGGGCAGCGCCTCCGACAGCGTTCCAAAGTCGTCGATCTCGCGCGTGTCGAACACGAGCCGCGGCATGCGACGCGGATCCGCAATGGCGCCTTTATTCAGCACCCACAGCGGATAGATGATGTCGCGCGCAGCGGTGCTCTCGACCTGGCGCGCGTCGGACACGAGCAGATCGTGCCGCACTTCGTTGTGCACTTTTCCGAGCGCATTCGTGCTGGACTTGCCATCCGCGCCGCTCGTGAGCGTGCCGCCCAGCACCGCCTTCGAGACGGAGCGCTCGCACCAGTCGAGCATGGCCTGGAAGGGCTCGTGCGTGCCCTTGCCCGCTTCCTTGAACTCGACTTCCATCTCCATCGGAATGATGCCGGCGGCCTCGTGACCGATGTTCACGACGGCATCGAGCAGTGTGCTTTTCTCGGCCTCCTGCGCGCCGCTCGGATACTTGCCCAGGCGTAGCGGCAGGCCGTAGATCTCGAGGAACTCCGCGAGATCGCGGGCCGCGTAATTTTTGAAGAGGAACGGCCATGCCAGCATGCGATGCAGCCCGGCGCGCGAGATGTAACCGCTCTTTGCGCGGTGGACGTGCGTGATCCAGCCGAAGGGCAGGAGCGGCTCACCGTCGGCCGTGTTGTTGCGCAGCCGGATCTCGGTCCGCGTGGCCATGTCGAGGCGAAACCAGCCCTGCGGCCGGTGGGTAATCGACTTCGGCAACCAAGTGCGGCCGAGACGTTGCCACTCATACTCGAGGCACGCGAAGGCGTGGCCGATCGCATTGAGCATGTCGAGCAGCACGTCCTCGAAGTTGGGCAGATCGCGCACGAGCTCGTCCATCTCTTCGGCTGCTTTCTTTTCCGCGGCGCTCGCGTTGCGCGGCGGCTGCACGCTCCAATCGAGGGTGAGCAGCGCGCGCTTGCGCTTGCTCACCTCGGCATAGATGTGCGCGTCCTTTTCCTCCATGTCCTCGTACAGCTCGGCCTGGGCCTTGAGGTTGCCGGCCTCTGCCATGTCCATGATCTGCGCCAGGCGCGCGGGCGTGAGCCCGCGGCTCGTGTGCTGGCCGAACTCCATGCGTAGGAGCGCCATCTTGGCGGTCTGCGGGGCGGCCAGTACCGTCCTGTCGATGGGCTTTCCGTACTGGTCGAGAATCTGTGCCATTGTTTTGACTCCGCGGTCAGCAGCCGGATAAAAACCGGCTGACCTCGATTTGGGGGGTGTGGCTCGTGCCCGAAACGGCCCATTGCTGCCGTTTTAACGGGGGTCTAACGGGGGGTTGCCCCTTTCCTGCGGGCCGTCCTACCCCAAAACGCGTCCTGGGCCGTTTTAACGCGATCCTGCGGATCGACCTGAAACCGGTTGTCACCATGCCCCCCTCCCGAACGCGCCGGACGCCTTTCCGCCCCCGCCGCGATACTCGAACCGGGTGTACCGCGTGGTCGCGAGCGTCCACAGAATCTCCAGCGCCGACAGCCCGTCATAGTCATGACTCGGCTGCGGCTCGGGCCAGGTGTCGAGCTCGGCGAGCAGCGCCTTGAGCGACGCGTGGAAAAGAATGCGCGGCTCGAACGCGTCGTTGACCATCGGCTCCAGGGCATCGATCCGGACGATGCGGTCGGCGGTCGTGGTGATGCCCAGCAAGGGCAGCGAGACGCCGACGCCAATCGCCGATTTGATGAAGCTCGTGCGCATGTGTTCGTACGCGTTGTTGTTCTCGAAGCCCCACACCCGGCAGCGGAACTCGCGCTGTGCGGCGATTAGATCGGCTTCCAGCTTCGACGGCAGGCGCCGTTTGATCTCGGCATGCTCGACGTGGAGCTTGCCCTTCTCGCGGTCATAGCCGCCGACGAGGATCGAGGACGGATGCGATTTCTCGCCCTTGCCCATCGACGGGTCGCAGGCGCCGAGCATGATCCAATCGGAGAGGCGCGAGACGAAAAACCGGATGTTCGTGAAGACGCGGTCCTCGTCCGATCGCGGGTCGCCCTGCATCTCGGTGCCGAACGCGGCGGCGTTCTTCGCACGCTGGCGCATGAGCCAATACAGCGAGCGCACGGAAGGCCACGAGGTGACGGCCCCGCGCTCCATGTCGTCACGGTTCGCGACGTAGAATTGATGCGACGGCAGATCCGCATCGGGAACGGCTTCGCCACGGTCGGCCTGTTCGCGCATCACGGCCGGATCCGCGTTGCGCATCAGCTCTTCGCAGTGCGCCCACAGGCCGCCGCCGTCCGTGACATCGTCGGGCAGTGTCTCGATCGCCTTGAAGTGATGCACCAGGTGGCCGATCGAGCGCCGCGCCCGGCTGATCGGATCGTCCTTGTTGAGCACGGTGCCCACGCCGAGGAACTTCACGCTGCCGTCCGGCGGGCCGAGGTAGTCGATCGCCTTCTCGAGCCAGCTCCACCGGTTCTCTCTCTCGGTCGGGCTCTTCGCTTCCGCGTCGGTGATGAGATCGTCGCCGAGCAAGAGCTTCGGCCGCGACGCGCCGTGAAACGTGCCGCGGATTGCCTGCTCGGCGCCGAACGGCTCGACCTTTACGCCGGTCTTGGTCGTGAACTCGCCGACCTTCCAGAGCTTCCCCTGGCCGCACACCTCGGGGAAGTCCAGGTGCAGCGTTTGATTCACGGTGAGCTCGGTCTTCACTACCTCCATCAACTTCGTCGGCAGCTTGGTTTCGGCACCGAGCAGCACGATGTAATCGACGAAGTAAGGCGCCGGGCCCTGCCAACCGATCTCCGCGCGGATCGTCGGGCTCTGCAGCAGCGCCTGGACCGCGCACCACACCGGCCCGATCTTCGTCAGCAGGGACGATTTAGTTTCGCCGCGCGGCGCGATCCACCATTCCTTGACGCCGCCAGGCTGGCGCAGCAGCTTCGGGTAGCGCTCGCAAAACTGCGCCTGAAAGCGCGAGCTCTCGCCGCGAATGTGATGCGGGAAATACGTGTACGCGAAAAAGCGGAAGTCGCCCTGGAGCACGCGCTTGCGCCGCGCGCGCACCGCGGCCTTGCTCGAATCAACGCCGGCTTGATGCGCCTCGATCTCGGTGCGCAGATCGCGACGCAGCTCCGCCAGATCGGCGAGAAACTCACGGCTTGTGAGGTGGTTATCCATGCAGCTCCGCCGCCGTGACCGTCGCGCTAGATTTTCGGAATGGCGTGTGGTGCCGGCCCTCACGCACGCACTGCCGCACGTTCGAGCGTTGCGTGCCGCCGACCAAATGCTCCGGGTTCCCGCAGATCGTGTTGTTGCACAGGTGACGGCCGACGGAGCGCTTCGACAAGACTCGGCCCTTGAACACGCGCAGCACGACGCGGTGCACGTACTCGGTTTTTATCTTCCCCTTGCGCGGTCCCCGTTTGTAACGCGTGTTGATTTTCCCATAGCGCTGCCCGTTGCGATTGATGACATATGCGCCGGTCCACTCCCAGCACGGTGTGCCGTTGTAGAAGTTCGTGGTGCTCAGCACGGTGTTCGCGATGATGCGCTCCTCCATGCTGTCGTATTTGCGCGGCACGATCCGCCTCTCTACCCGAACACTTCCGACACGCGCTGCCCGAACGATTCCAGCATGTCGAGGAACGCGCCGGTGTGCTGCGGATAGTCCTCGCGGATGAACTTCGAGAGGAGCTGGATCACTTCCATCGCGATCGCGAGCTTGTTGAGCTTGGGGTTCGTGGCCGCGACCGCACGCATCGTCTTGTAGTAAGCATCCGAGAGCCGCGACAGCGCCTCGGCCTTGGAGAGTGCCGGTACGTTGGACGCCGTCTTGAGCTCCGTCACGGTCGACTGGAACAGCGTGACGAACTCCTCCAGCACTTCGCGGTTGACCTGGTCGGCGCCCTGGCCGGCGAGCCGCGCAGCCGCGCGCGCCTTGTCCCAGTCGTCGCCCCCGGCCTTAGCCTCGCGCTTCCAGCGGCTCGCGGTGCCGAACGCGACGTTAAAACGCTCGCCCGCCGCCTCCAGACTTAACGCCTCGTAAATGAAAGCCGCGCGGAGTGCCGCGCGGACGTCTTGGCCGTGGGCCATAGCGCGGCCTTATCTCGGCGGCCGGGCGATGCCGGGATCGCAGGGGACCGTGTATTCGACGACGTCGATCCCATCGCGCGTGAGCGTCGCGCTCCAGATCGGTGTGTCGCGGCCGTTGATGTCGATCAGCTGGCGCTTGTCCAGGTAATCGAGTTCCTGGCGCAGCTCCAGCGGCGTCACCAGCAGCTTGATGTCGCTCAGCGTGTGCCAGATGATCTGCTCTGTCACGGGATAGGGCCGACCGAAATCGGCTGCGACGAGGATCCGCCAGCGCACTTCTTCACGCATCGCTTTGGCGAGATCCGGTTTAGGCAGGTTATGCATTGAGCTTGTCCTTCACGCTGTCTATTTTGGTGTTGATCTTGTCGAGCTTCGCATCGATCGCGACGCCGAAGCGGATCCA